CAAACGGCTGCCAAGCGCGGGGCTTGGCGTTACCCAGATTGGCGCTCTGGATAGGCGGGAAAGCTTTTCCAGAAGTTAGGAATTTACCATAAAGCGTGCCGTCAAGAGAGGGGTCGGGGAACTCTATCGCTGTCTGGGTAAAAGTGCTCGTGTAGAGCCCCTGCCCCTTGGTTATGCGGATCTCGTCGAGATATCCACTGTAAGATGAGGGACTGCCGGCGGAAAATAAATCGCCTATGGTGAGCATGGTACCGGAACTCCACCAGCTATTAATTGGAGGGAGCGTTCGTACCGCAGTTATATCAGTAGACGATATTAGCGTGGCGTTAATGAATAGGTAGCATACGTTACTAACGCAAGATAACGCGACATATGTCCATGTTGTTTGGGGGGCGCTATTATTACCAGCAGTTACTGACACGCCGAACAAATAAAGATTAAGCGCTGCGGCCCCCTCGCTCCAGTAGAAATATAGGGTTGCGTTAGTTCCATCATAAAAACCAAGGAGGACCCCCTGCCCATTAGGCGAGTGGTCTGGGTTCATGAAGAATTCAATAGTGAAATCGCCGGTGCTCAGGTCTAGTACTGATCCAAGGCCCGCAGGAGTCGATATGCGCCCAGACACTGGACTGTAGAAAGCAGCGCCACCGAACATAGATTTAGTTGTGCTAACTATAGACGCCCCGGCCTGCGCCATCGTCGCATGGTAAAGCGAACTATCCGTAAACGTCGTCGAGCCGTTCGTTCCGTTGCAATGAAGGAGCAGCGATACGTTGAATGCCCCCGGGTCACTCATACCTGAAACCAGCCCGCGTATCCCTGATCGTAGGATATGGCGTAGTTGAATCCAATGGCATTAATCGGAAACCCAAGCCCATCGCTTGAGTAGTAGATAAGTCGTGAAGTCGCATCTACTCCTGTGCTGGCGTATATCACTAGCGCTACCACCGGATTAGGCCATAGCAACGCGCTTACTCCGGGCAGGGTTCCAGAGCACACCCCATTCGCCTGTGCAACAGAGGACATTACCAAGTCGCGGATTACTATGCCGGAAGTTATATCACTGACGTACTGATGCGCAGGGCTGGGCGTATAGTTGGCATCCACGAGCATCGCCTTGGGCGTGCAAGTAGGCCAGTTAAGCGCAGCCGTAGCGAAGTCGCTCTTCGCCTTGTTGTACAGGAACGTGCTCAACCGACTATCCCGATCCTGTTCTGCGAACTCTGCATGCGCGAAGTCGCAAACGCCGGGAACACAAACGGTACGTCCGCCGAACCTTGGCCACGAATGGCGAAGTCGCGGGCCTTCAGTAACTCCTGCATATACGTGCGCTGATAGTCAGACGCGCCCTTCAGGTCAGTCCATGGCTTCTTCGGCATGCGGTACAAGCGGGCAAACAAGCCAGCGAGGATACCGTCCAAGTGGTGCGTGAACGTGATGTCGGGAAGATTCGTCGCCCCGGCAGTCGGGCACAGCGCGGCGATGACATACAGCACTGCGCCGTAGGTCTGATCGGGCACCGGCTGAAGCTGCATCTGATCGCCAGTGAACATGAAATATGAAACGGGCGGGCCCGGAATGCTCGTCAGCACCTGCTGCGTGCTGGGCGGGAGATACTGCTTCGTGTTCGAAGCTGCGCTCGGGAACGGATACAGGTACGCCTGCAGGACAAACTGGATCTGCGTATCCTGATCTACCGGGTTCAGGTAGATATCCTGAATCCCCGCAGTGACTGAATATGGTCCGACGGGCGCGCGCCAGCCGGTGGACTCAGTGTAGAAATGCCGAAGCACCAGCGAAAGCTGGCTCTGGATCAGCGTGTCCGGGCACCCGGGAAGCTGCTGTGCTGCGAGTGCCCCGATGTACTGTGCGGTACGCCCGGCTACGGGTGAGGAGCTTTGTCCGCCGTCGATTGTGACAATTGGCATGGCTATCCACCCTCACCAATGAGCATTGAACGAAACGACTGTAGCAGCTGCATGGCCCGTGAGTTATCCGTGAACTCGTCATCCGAGAGTTCAGCACGGCCCGCAATGAAAAAGACCACCGGGTTGAAGTACAGCCGGTTATCGAGGGGGAACAGCGTGCTGATCCCCAAATCCCCAGACACGTAACTCGTGACGTTGTTCACGCCAAGAGTTGCCGTAGTGAAATTGCCGATGTACGCATCGGGGCGGTACCTGTAAACCTCAGCAAGCGCTGTGTTCAGGTGCGAGAGCATCGAGCTATCGCTATAGCGGTACGGAGCACGGGCATCGCTGACAATAAGGCGAGCCTCGTTAATCGCGTCGTCAATCGTCTTGGCAATCGTTGCAGACATGCGCCACCCCTGAAGTAAAAAGGGGCTGCCAGCTTGTGGCCGACAGCCCCCGGTTCTACACCGATCAACTAGCTATTAAGCCAGCAGACCAGCCTTGACAACGCCGTAAGCAACCAGCGTGGGGTTAATCACACTGAAGCCCCAGACCTGCAGACCGCGCATCAGGGTGCCGAAGGTGCTCTCCGAACGGAGCGTTTCAACCTTCGTCATCTGAGAAGCGAACGTCAGACCCAGCGGATGACCGGCATACACCGCCCACTCGCTCGCGGCCAAACCGCCAGCGACGCCGTTCGGGAGCAGGTTCGACACATAGACCGTGAAGCGGTCCAGCATGCCGATCCGTCCGTTACGGGCGATAGACACCGAATCACCAGTCAGGTAAGCCTGCTGGAGCACGCTGCGCTTGATAACCGCACCGGCCCAAGACGGCAGCACGACCCACCGGCCCGTTTCCGGAACGCGGTTTTCGTCGAGAGCCAGACCGAGGTCGATGATGAAGTCGAGCACCGCGCGGGTGTTGGGCGAAGTCGAGCCGTCACCCGTACCCGAACCGGTACGACCGATGAACAGCGGGGTGCCCGTCACGCCGAGGCGGATGTTGGCGCTGAAACGACCAGCCGTGAGGCCCGAGTTCGTCGCGTCAACCAGCGAGCCGATGCTCGCAACAGCCAAAGTCTGCGTGTCAACGAAAACCTTCATCTGCTCAGAGGCGTTATCCGCCCAGTTGCTCAGAAGATCTACGTCGGCCTGAATCTGCATCACGTCGTCGAGGACAGTATTGAAGTACGCGCCCTTGTTGATCTGTAGAGTGACCAGCGCGCTCGACGGACGCTGAACAGTCAGGGCCTGTTCCGCACTGTACGAGGCAATGGTGATCGTCGGGTGAGTGCGAATATTGACGGTGTCGCCAAAATTCTTGATCTCACCTTCGTAGTCCGTGGACGCAATCGCGCCCAGAACTGTTGCGTCGTAGAACTTTTCTACGAACTTACCCGACCAGATAGTGGGGATGAAAATACCACTATAAGCCGGGCTAGGAACTGAACCTAGATACGGGGTACCGACTGGAAATGCCATGTTAAGACTCCGAGATGGTTATCTACCGTTCTGGTGGAAGTCGTGGTGCGCCGGTTTGACGCGACCTTCAGCAACCGCCAGAGCAATCTCGGCTGATTTCGCTTCGTATTCCTTAGGCGAAACCTGCCGCTTCCTGACACGAGTGTAAAAGTCCCCTATCTCTTGTTCAGACAGGATTCTCTTACTGGAACCATCAGGAGCTTCCATCACGCCACCACGGGGTTTTCCGGGGGCTACCAGTGTTTCTCTGCTCACCGCTGGGGCGGGCGTCGAAGCTGGTACAGGAGTCTTCCCTACAAAGGCTTGAAATATGCCAACGACTCGTGCCGCGTCGTGACTATTAAAAGCCCCCACAAGTGCTGCCTTGCGGGACGAACCAGAGAATACATCAGTATCATCTAGCCATGCAAGAAATTCTGGAGACTCGTTAACTGAGTTCCAGTTCGGGTTCCAAGTGTTCAACGCTTGGTAAACCCTATCAGTCGCTGTCCGGGCGACTTCCTGCTGGGCTGCGCCGAGTGAGCGTTTAATTTCCTGCGTATCGCTCATCAGCTGACGAAGTTCGGGGGTCACGCTGCCCTGCGCAACGCGGGCAACCATGTCCAGAAGATCTGAACCATACTCTTCGACTTCCTTGGACGTGACGCCAAGGCTGGAGAACCGCTCTTCGGCGGTCAGCTTACGCGGCGGCTCAGCCTGAGGAGGCGGGTTACTTCTCTCCATCACGAGCTTGTTCAGCATCTGCTGAGTCTCGTATAACTGGTTCTGGAGCCGGGGTACTTCGGCGTCGTACTTGCCCTTAAGGACGCGGTACCGGGCCTCAGTTTTCGGGTCCACTGCCGGAGGCGTGGCCACTTCTGTGGCCGCTACAACTGGTTGAACCGGCTCAGGATTCTGCTCTCTCGTGACCGGCTGAATGTCCACTACGGGAAGGTCCGATTCACTGACGGGCGCTACCGGCTGCATGTTCTGCTGTTCAAGCGGCGCGACCCCATCGTTGACGGCGGTAGCGGCGGCTGCAGCGGCCTCAGCGGGTGACGCATTAAGCTGCGCAATAAGTTTGTTGGCTGCGTCTCTCTGGCGGCGTGCGGCGGGCGGCATGTAACTCTGGGGGGCGGCGCTCATGTCTTTACTCCGTATCGTTTGAGTTGGTCTACAAGTTGATCGAAGGCTCGTGCTTCGCCTCTAAGTGCTTGAACGTTCTTGTCTTCTCCGTACAGGAGTGCACGTACAGCGCCATCAC